GCTTGATAGCAAGGAAGTCTATGTAGTTGCTAGCGTCAGCTAACTCTTCAATCAATTCTTTGATGGTATCTGCAACAGTAAAGGACTCAAACTTCTGTCCTTGTGCGTGTGAGTACTGCTCGTGACCTACACTTTTAACTCTGTTGGCACGAAGGGATGCAAAGGATTCAATGAATGATGTTAAGTCTTCTGTTGACACACCACCTGCGCGGTATCCAACTACCGCTAGATGGTCTACTAACGGGTTGCTGTTGGACATATCAGTAGTGTCTCCTTCTCGTAGTTGATTTCCAAGATGTGAAAGCCCATAGTATGCAAGATCTGTACCATCTGTGACCACTCGTTCTTATCCAACCATCTCACCTACTAGCAAAGTCTTAGTAGCGTCTGCTCCATAGGCTAAGTAGTAGTCGTTAATGTCCATATTAGGTGGTAATGATACTATAACTCCGTTTAATACCTCTTGCTGGACACGCTTGGAGAAGTCCTGACCAGGGTTAGAACCATCTTCCTTCACGTCGTTATCTCCTACAATAAACACACTGTCATAACCTGATAAGAGCTTACTAAAGTGTGGCTTCCAAGCCTGTACTCCAGGTATACCTACTGCTGGTAGTCCAAGAACACCTGAAGCAATGACTGTATCTAACTCACCTTCGCAGACAATGATTGACTTACTCATCAGCAAGGTATCGGCTACGTTATAGAGGTGTGCCTTCTGTCCTGTAGGGCTACCGTACTTAGGCTTACCATCGTTGAGTCTGCGGAACTTAAAGCCTACGCAGTGACCCATAGCAGTAATGTATGGAATAGATATCCAACCTTCATAGAGTTCGTGTCCGTTCATAGGATCAGTAACTGTACCCAGTTGGAACTCAGCTGCAACTAACTCAGATATCCCACGTTCTTCTAGCGCGACGAGTGCCTCTGGAGTTATTTCCTGAGCGTATCTCTGCGCCGCTTCCAGTTGCAATTTCGACTGCGCGTTTAAGTCCATCGTTAAACTCCAAGTTCTCTATGATGCACACTATGTTGGCTGCATTACCACCCTTGCCACAGGTGAAGCAGAAATATAAATTGTCATAGGTATTCATAGACGCAGAGCGTCTGCTGTCATTGTGCATCAAGCAGCGAACGGATGCGTCTTTACCTTCTCTTACTTCCCCACCAAAGTACCTGATGATGGGTACTATGGGGATTGAGTTTGCATCAACGGAACCTTTGAACCTTGACGCCTTACGTACCCTGGACCAGTCTGGCTGGCGCTGTTCTCTTCTCCAGCTCTAACACACTCTGTACAAATCATAGTTGATCCAACTGTTCTTGATATCTCTTGTAACGAGTCTGAATAGTCTCGCGCCACTTAGGGCTGAAGTAATAGATACTTATATCTACAAAAAGTAGCGATAGCTGTAGGCCTCGCTTGTGTGCAGTAAAGCCCACTGATAGTGCTGAGAAGTACCAGTCGATATCTATATCTAACCGGTTAAAGAATGTGATACTCACTCTGGTTGTTCCTCATCTTCTTCTTTGATAATAACTTCTACTTCTTCCTCGACAACCTCGGTAGGTTCGCTCCAGGTTTCAGTGCTTGTGATATCACCCTGTGGTGTTGGCATTGCTTTTCTCCTTTATCCATTGTTCTAGTGATTGTACTACCCACGCTTTTTCAAGCGAAGCGTTGCGACGCTTAACTACAACATAGTGCAGTGGAACTTCCCCAATACCACGAGCATTAGCGTAGTTAAGCGCCTCAACCTCGGCTTCTCTCCAGAACTGCGGAAGGTCTAGCTTCTTTACGTTCTTGAGTTCTAGTATGTATGTCTGTCCCGCCACCACACATACTATGTCGCCTTCATCTTTGCTTCCGGCTCTGGTCAGGCGTTCAACAAAGAATCCTTTTATTGATCTGAGTAACTTCAAGATGTCAGTCTCAAAGACTGAACCTTTTACTCTGTCATATTTACTCGGCATCTTTCTTTCCTGTGTCATATACCAAGTTGCCATCTTCATCCTTGGTAATCTTTAATACCTTCATATCAATCAGAGCTATAAGTAGATTAGTCATATCAGACTTAAGCTGCTTGATTTCATTCTTCAGGTATTGAATCTCTGTGTTAGCCATTGTTAATCCACTCTCCACGTTCTACACAAACTCGATATGGCATATTAGTTTTAGTCGCTGAGTTATATGAATACCTAGTATCATACTTAACACAAGGACCTTCTGCTCCTTCTTCTGATAAACCTTTGATAATCAATGCAATCATTATGACAAGCAATACTGCAAACGGTATAAGCCATCGCCAATCCTCATCATCAAGAGCCTTGAAGCCAGTAAACATAAGCGAACCTACAAAGCCAACGATTAACGTAGCTGTAAAGATATAACCCATCATACTGCTATCTCATTTCCGTATTCATCTTCTGCAACATAGTTACCATTGTATCCTGCACGTGCATCTCTTGCCAGCATTGCACCGTACGAGTTGCCATCAGATATCTGACAGGCACCGTAGTTCACATACAAGGTGGCATAGTCCTTGCCATCGGCTGCGTGTGGACCGAAGCGGTTCTTAACAGGTGCAACCTTTAATTCACCAGCGCTTGGGTCATACCCAAGGGTGAGTATCAAGGCTGGTAACTGACTGACTTTACCGTGAATAGCACGACGTGCAGGTGGCAAAGTAGGCGATCCATACTCTGACTGCTCAGAGACGTGGTGTAATACCAAGACACAGGCCTCAGTCTTACGAGCCATATCGTGAAGCTCCATCATAATTGCACGCAGTCCTGCCCACTCATTGTCAGTCTCTGCTGCTACGTTCATTAAGTTATCTATGATAATCAACTCTGGTGCTATTCCATAGAGTTCGACGTAAGCCTTAATCTCTAACTCGATATCATCAAGAGATGGACTAGAGTCAAATACCCACTTGATATGGTTTAACTTATCAAAGTGTTTATCGTAATAGTGCATATCATTAAACAAGTTCTGCTCAACTGATACCTGGTTATGACCAGATGCGTGAGCAGCTGCTCTCATCATTACAGTTGTAGTGTCTGTATCTGCAGAAAAGAACAGGGTGGGGACCTGTGCTTTTACTGCATAGATAAGAGCAAACATAGACTTACCAGCGTTAGGCGCTGCAGCTACCATACAAACCTGTCCCCTTCGGAACTTGATCTGCTTGCTTGATAGCCCTGTCCATACATCAGGAAGAGGCGTTGCTTTGGTGAGTACTGTTCCCCACGCACGTTGTAAACTAAGCAACGCTCTCCCCCTTTACGATGATGTTAAGACGTCTACGAATCGGGATGCGTTCTCTTTCAGTAAGACCGCCCCATATACCAAACGTCTCGTTCTTTAGTCCCCATTGTTGACACTCAATTTTGTGAGTGCATCCATTGCAAATGCTCTTTGCTACCTGGACTTCTAGTTGTCTTTCATCCTTACTGACAGCCAACGAAATGTCTCTGTCAAATTCAGGAAACCAGAATTCTCCACCTACTGAAGCGCAAGCTGGGTCTTCAAATTCCCAAGGCCCGCGCATACACTAGCGAACCCAGATAGTCTCGCACTTATCTGGCGCACCCTTAGGTGCAGCACACATATAGCCCTTCCAAGGACCCTTCTGTCCAACACCTTCACGGTATGTCATTAGTCCGTGACGGCACTGGTGAGCCTGTCCGTTAGCCTGTACTGATACTGGTTCAACTGGTGTTGCAGTTGGGAATTGCTGAACGATTGCAGCATTAGCTGCTGCTAGCAGTCCACCTATACCTGATAGTTCTACTGATGTTGACTTGATTAAAGGAGCAACCATTGATAGGTCAGTAAGACCTGTCTCAAGATCCTTTACATCTGCTGCGTAAAGATTGATAAGTGTTCCGTCAGCTAACTTGTAGTTAATCTGGAACTTTGTGTTTTCATTTGCTGCCATTTATTTTCCTCCACTAGTTTTGATACTGAGTCTTACTGATTCGTTACCGACTATCTTCGGAACAAACCCTAGAAGTTTCTCAACTTCTTTTGCATCAACTGTCTCACGACCTTTGACTGTTGTCCAACTGATTTGGATACCACTTGCAGTAGTACCGGTTGCTCCTTCAAGGCTAGCCTTCAAAGAGTCCCGCTCTTTCTCTAGCTCCTTGATTTTGCTATCTAACTGTAAGTAATGCAACGCGTGCTTGTCAACTTCTTCGTCCTCAATCACGACTTCACTAAGGACGATACGTTCTTTTATCAAGCCAGGACATCCCAACTCACCGCTTGCATCGTAGTACTGACAGTAAGACTTGCAGAAACTAGCATCCTTCTCAGGTGCTGGCAACGTTTCTGATTGCTTAACATTCTCTAGCCAGAGCAGTGCTGCCTCTGCCATAGTCTCATCGTAAGGTTCGCTATGTACCTTGACATCCTTCTCATCACCGTCACGTGCTATTGCTACCAAGTTAACTGTGTTGACCTTGTAGCCATTCTTAGAAAGCAGGTAACCGTAGAGCTGTACCTGCCAGCGCTGTTGGTTAGATGGGAAGTATGAAAGGTTCTTCACCTTTGATGTCTTCCAGTCAATGACTGCACCGGTAGATGGTACGAACAAGTCAACGTGTGCTTTCATACCACCGTAGGCAACCTCAGTTTCCACCAAGTATTCTTTACCGTCAGGATCAATAGCACCGATAGCATCTTCAATAGCTGCGTGGATAGCAGTACCCATAATGGCAGCCAACTTAGATTGGTTCTCATTGGTATGTGGTTGTGCGTTTAGTCTATACCAAACCTTACGACGACAGCCACCAATCTCTGATGGACCTACCTCTGTCTGTAAACTACGGTCACGACTTGCATCTTTAGAATGCAGTACGTGCAGTAGTAATTCTTTCGGATCTTCTATCGCCACTTCTTATCATCCCTCCACTGTAACCAGGTATCGAAGCCGTATGCTCCAACGAACCCTAGTAAAAAACAAATCAAACAAAGTGCAATCATCTCTTTCATTTATGTATCCTCTCTTGTGCTACTACTTGAATCGGCGGTGCAGTATTGATATCCAAGATGGATGCAATCTGCACCGCCTTCTCAGCTACCACACTCGCTGTCAGTAACTTATTGTAATTCTTAGGTGGCAAGGAATACGAGTACCCAAGAGCATAATGTCCACCGGAGCCTGCAGCAAAGAGTCCACGCTCGGATGTGTTGAATGACAGGTCACCACCGATAGAGAACAGGTTACCGTTGAACCCGATAAGGAACGAGAAGTTCATCTCCTTGTTATCTATCTCGTAGTTACCTTCCTTAAAGGCAAGTGAAATACTCGGCAGTACTTTGCTACCCATAAACTGGGTCGGATCCTCACCACGATAGGTCGGTGGTTTCCACGCATAGGCAAGGATATCTCCTGGACGTGAGTCACCAGTAAGGCCGAGTAAGTACTTACCCAGAGTTACTATCTTGGGTGTCTCTACCGAGATGATGCGTTGGTCACCATCTGTTATCTGTGAGTCTGCAGCAAAGACAATAAAGTCTTTGCCTTGAATTCCTACCAAGGTTGTCATTACCTGAGTATATCACGGCGTGTCGCAAGACACATATACCAAGCTATGCGGCTACAATATGAGCCGTAAGGCGAATAACAGTAAGCGGCCCTTGACGGGCCGAGGAAGGTACGAGGCTCCGACAGTATGCGGCTCCGTCTACCAACCCTGCGAAAATTCAGGTCCTATAAGGACCCATACTATGGCCTTCCTGAGCCTTTCGGGACCGATTTAAGACAGTTAGGACCCATCCACGTATGTCCGTGTGGGTCTATGGTCTTTAACGTCGCAGCGTCCTTTGAAGATTACGAGATAGTTTGGTACGCACTTGATGCTACCTGCTTCTCCTGCGGTAACCTAGTCATCGTACCGTGTCCACCAGATCGTGATGAAGCACAGACTTTCGGAGATTAACGAAGAGACTAGGACTGGCATCTGTTCAGTCTGCGGTCCTACCAAGGTTAACCTTAGAGACTC